GCTCTCGAGGCAGTCATCGACGGGTGGGTGGACGGTGGCCTTCTGCTCCGTTCGGAGCGGGCCACCGCCCTCGCCACCCTTGGCGTGGAACCCCTTCCCCTCTGGCGTCATGGCGCAGAGGAGAAGAGGGGAAGACGAGGGAGTCCGATGGGCACCCCTCTGTCCTTCCCTGTCCTTTGTACTATCAACGCTTGGGCCTGCCAAGCGTTTGAGTTCAGCATCGTGCACGGCGATGATGCCGTCGGCCTCTGCTCGACCCGCCTTACCAGCGGGGAGCTCGAGGACTACGAGCGCATCATCTCGTCCGTGGGTGGGGAGCTCAACCGGTTGAAGACCTACATCTCTCAGCGCGCATGGCTGGCGTGCGAGTTGATGGGCGGTCAAGACCCGGTGATACCAAAGGACAAACGCAGCTGCGTCCTCTTCGCCCCGCCGGTTCCCTCTTGCGAGCTTGCCGCGCCCGTTCCTTGTGATCCAAGGTTGGACGTCGTCGGCAAGCGCAGGTTGGAGCGGGTGATGAGGGCTCGCTTCCCGTGGATCGTAAAAGATCCCCGCCTCCACCTTCCGCCAGCGGTTGGTGGGCTCGGGTACACGGGTCGCGGCCTCAAGGTCGGGGTCGGCATCCGCCGTCGGTTGGCTGCTGCGGTTTCCCGCGGCGCCAACTGGCAGGTTGCCGAGTCCTTCCTTGGGACAGCTGCGTGGAAGGAGAAGGGGTTCTTCCCGCGTCCGCTTGTCTTCGCCCCCACCGCTCAAGCAGAGCGCATCAAGTCCCAGAAGTGGGCCGAAGATGCGTTGCCCCTCTGCGAGCGTGGTGGAGTGGGGGAGACGGTGCGCGCCGAGTCTCTTGTTGTCAAGAGGGGAGAGTGGGAGCGATCCCACTACTTCCACTGGAATGCAGAGATGTTGGCGCGTAGGTCGGACGCTGGAAGACCACGAAAGAACCAGACCAGGTCCTTGTTCCGGAAGGGGCGAGGTGTGCCTGCGATCGCTCCATTGAGTGTTCGCGGTGGCGTCGCCTCTCTTGAGAGGTTCGCAGCTACGCTGCGGGACCTTCCGGTTCAAGTACCCCAGTTTGTCGCTGATGAAGTTCGCGGTGGAACCGCACCTCCGACGTAGGATTTCTCCTATGGTCGGAATGATAGCTAGTTGCCC